CAAAAGAAAAAGATGTTTTATCTATGACACAAAGTCGATACAATAGTGGTAAATTAATAGGTAAATGTGAAATGTGTAAGGATGTGGCGACCGAAATACATCATATGTATCCACAAGAAATAGCAGATGAGAATGGGTTTATAGAAGGATTTAAAAAGAATCATGCAGGTAATTTGATGAGTATATGTAATAAATGTCATAAACATCTGACAAAAAACAAGGTAGTACATAAAAAGCATAAAACAACGATAGGTATATGTTTAGAAGAAATGTAATTTTGTAATGGTATATATATATGGAAGTATCATTACCGATAGCAATTTTAGTATTAGTAATAATAGTATTTGGTACACAACCAAAGTTATTGCAAGCAATAGTAGAGGGTGTAATGTCATTCAGTGATAATTTACTTGAAATAATAGTGATTATTGTTTTTATAATGCTTACTAGTAGTTATTTAGTAATATATAAATCAAGTGTAGTTAAAAAAAATGGAACTTTTAGAGGAGATGATTTTAATAATAGATATATTGCTACGATAAATTAATATAAATTGAATTAAATAATATATCTATATTTGATATATAGAATGATTATCCCGATTAAGTGTTTTACTTGTGGAAACGTATTGGCAGATAAGTATGAGTATTACAAAATAAATGTAAGAAAAGAAAAAGTAAAAAAAAATTTGGATGAAAATAAGGTAATATACCTGACGAATGATAATGTGGAGAAAACACCAGAAGGTTTGATGATGGATAAATTGGAGTTATATAATATGTGTTGTCGTAGGCATTTCCTTACACATGTAGATATAGAATAATAATTTTCTAAATTAATATATAATAATGGAAAATTTAATGATTTTTTTAATTTTAGTTTCATTATTTTTTTTACTGATGCCTTATATATTACCTTCACATATTAGACCTTATAGTTTTTTATTAGATCCGATAGGTGATAGATTAAATTATGTAACACATAAGGTAAAAGGAACAGATGAACTAGAATTACCTTCTAGTATATACAAACAGCCAATATAAATATGTTTATATAGATTATATGAGAAGCAATGAATTATGTTCTCCTGCATTACTTTATTTGGTTTTATCAATTTTAGGGTATTTAGGTTTAGTATATCAGAATTTAACAACAAAATCATATTGTGTAGGTGATTATGAGTGTGATAGTGTAGAGAAACCTTTAGCTTTTATAATAAAATTTGTTTATATAATAGTGTGGACATGGATATTGAATATTTTATGTAATAGAGGTTATATTAAGATTGCGTGGTTTTTAGTATTATTTCCATTTATATTTTTAATTTTATTGTTTTTATTTTTAATATCATTTGGGGTATTCAAATCAAATTAATTATTTTCTAGTAATATTTATATAATGCCACCTAAAAAGAGAGTACCGCCACCAACACGATTATTATTTCGCAGAAGATTGATGTGTGAACCAGCCATGTTGTATTTATTGGTTGCTATGATGGGGTTAATAGTTTTAGGTATTCAGAATTTAACACATAACGATGGTTCGTTCTGTATGGGTAAATATGAATGTGATGCAGTAAGTAAAACGACAGCTTTTATATTGCAATTATTTTACATTTTATTTTGGACATGGATATTAAATACGTTATGTAAATATGGATATAAGAATGTGTCTTGGGTAATAGTTTTATTACCTTTCTTTTTATATGTGGGAATAATAAGTTCTTTGGCCTCAAGTGGTGTTTTATATGTTGTGGTCGAAGGTAATAAAAACAAAAAGAAGTTATAAAGATTTATGGATATTTATTATCATAATTAGCATAAGACAACTAATACCAGCTACATATAAATGAACAAGCATATCATCTGGTAAAGGTGATTTTGGTGGATTATCAGTAGACTTTATAAATTTTTGTAATAAATCAATATCGTTATCACATGTAGTCATTTATAGTAATATACAATATAATTATTTTCTTTAATTATATTATATTAATGTCGCAAATTACATATATACCTAAAAATGATTTTAATACATTAGATAGTACAAATAATACAACATGGTATGCTAAAAGTGGAAGACCATTAAAAATATGGCGAAAACGTGGATATACTAATAGTTTAGGTACAAGTAAAGATTATGATTGTTCAGGGTGTTCAACTAATTTCATAATAGGAACAGAGTTTAAGATGTTAGGTAAATATGTGAGTCCATCATCGATATCAGCAAATCCTAAACGTGATGCGTCAGGGTGTATAAGTGTAGATAATACAAAAGGACCAGTAGGTACAACCGGTACTGGAAATGTGATTTCATTTAGTGGTGGTTCAAAGATAAGAAGTTCGGTGACACTTTTAAATAAAAAGTATTATACAAATGCAACAGCATATTTACAATCCAGAAATTTAGATTATAAAAGCAATACATTTAAAAGTAAGTATCCAGGTGTGAATTATTATGATGATAATGAGAACTATGTGGTTCAAGAATACAAATGGCCAGATGATACTGAACTTACAAGTTCATTGTACAAAGGTAAAAGTTGTAAAACTAATGGAGTTTATAATAAGGTATATTATAAACCAAATAATCAACAATATGGTGTTCAAGGTGCTGTAGATTCCAGTTCCCGTATAACTCGATTAAAATATAATACAGCACAGAAGACTGGTAAATTTATGGGGGATAAAAGTAATACCAAACCATTTTGTATTAAAACAAAGTGCTGATAATATTTAGATGGTATTATATGGTACACCATTTTTGTTACACCATTCAGTGCATTTTGTGATATTTTTTTTTGCATAATTTTCACATTTTTCGTTGGTATTTTCTGTTAATATTAATTCAATAGTTGTATTAATATTCTCTATTTGAACTTGACCTAATATGTAATTTATTTCTTTTATTTTATTTAAAAAAATATGAGGAATTTCAGTATTTAAGAATCTACTAATAGCAACCCGTTTAAGATCATAATTTAAAAAAATATTATAAAAGACCTCGAAGTAAGGTTGTGTATCATGATATTTAAAATTTTCACATACTATGTATTTTTCAGAATTAGCAATTCTGCTGGTACATGGTTTAGTAATAGTTATGTCTTTATAAAAAAACGATAAAATATAAATAAGATCGACAGATGCCAAGTTAAAAATATCAAAGAATTTTATAATAAAAGAACCTCCAAATTTTTGTGTTAGTATAGCAAAACATATTTCTGCAAATATTAAATTACATGCAAGTTTTTCTTGATTATTAAAATCGATTGAAAAGTCGAAACCACCATCAGCAGTAACTATATCCATTTTGTTTTTATATTTTTCATAACAATACTTTAAATTATGTGCAAGTAGTATATCACCAGTATTATCACTACCATACTCTAATGATATATTAGGATATTTTTTGATGATATCTTTGCATTTATTCCAATTAGGTATATTACTATTGTTTTCCATTAGAGTAATACCAATGTAATTATCATAGTTATTTTTCCTGGTGTTAGCAATGGCTTCAATAAAACCACCAGGACCTTCGGCCAAATGAAATGTACTAATAGAACTAGATAATTTTTTGTTTATTTTAAATGTATTTAAAATTTCAATCATTTTAAAGTAAGATCTGGATATAGGTTTGTATTTACTTATGGATATTTTGTGAGAAGGTATTTGCGTATGAATAAATTCATATGTATTAGTATATTTTTTATACTTTTCCCACTCAGATATATAATTATTTATTTTGTTTTTATTACTCTTTAAATTTTCCACCAAAGAATAACATATAATATCATCATTGTTATTAGTATTAATAACAATGTTATGTTTTTCAATTGTGGATATGTTACATGGTAAAATAAAATATCTCATATATTAAATGTATATATATATTTATGTTTGTTTGTGTATTTATGTTAGTTTACCTATTTAATAATTATTCTTTTAGATAATTTTTTTATGTTAGTAGGTTTAATTTTAATTTTAGCAGGAGAAGTTTTATCTAATTTAATATTACCAACATTTCTTTCTTTTCTAAAAGTAAAATACCTATTGTAAAATGATATTTTTTTTTCTTCTTCGCTCATATTATTTGATTCACCGATATTTTTCTTTATGTCTTTGTTACTAAGAACTTCTAATTGCATATGATTATGTAAGTCACTAAACAATCCAGTAGAATTAGGTAGGTTTAAAGAACTAGCTTCATCTTTAGATAATAAAACAAATCCATAATTTTCCATTATATTTTTAAAGAAGGTGAAATTAACAAGATATTCTTTAAAACTTTTACCGATGGTTTCTTGGAAAACATCAATAGAATATCCTAGAGATGATTCGTCGTCTTTAAATTCATTATTTTCATATTGTTTTATTATTTCCCATATTTTAAGATCATTTTTAAATAATGATGTACCCTCACCTATAGATAAAGACTTTAATTCATTAAATATTAGATTGCCATCATAACAAGTTCCTATAAAATGACCACCAATTTTTGTAGAATCCGCGACATTTTGTATAAAATTTGAAAGAACTACCATATTTTCAAAGAAATAATGTATTGCAAATTGACATGAACATATATCGAAACCATCTTTACCTTTTCCATAATTTTTAACTACACCCTTACCAATTGCTCTTTCACTTTTTTCCCCCATACCAAAAACTGCTTTTGTTATTATTTTTTCTTTTTCAGATAATATAGCTTCTCCACTTTTAATATTTAAACCACTGTTACCATTTACAAATAAAGCATCAGGCATATTTTTAAATTTCTTCTTATAATTTAGGTACCTAGCACATGCACCATCCATTCTGTTTTCAATATTATCTTTTGATAAATCAATTCCAAATATAAATGATAATTTTGAATCAATCCACTTTGGAAAGTCTCCACCTTTACCCACTGCGAGGTCAATCAATGTATATCCACTTTGTGATACACCTTTAATGAGCATCATTTTTACATACAAATTATGAAAATCACGCATAGCTTTTGTATTAGATTTTCCATATAATTTATTATAATATATATCATCAATGTTTTCATCGATACCTAAACCTGTAGATATCATTTCTTCTGTAATAGGATTATGTATTGTTTGCCAATTACTATTAGCGACATTATAACTATTACCATAATTTCTACCACCACTTTTAAGTTCGGCAGTTTTATCCCATCTAACTTTTAATGGTATCCATCTCCATGCACCATCTTTAGATAAGTCATATGAGAATTCAACTATGGTATTATCAGTAAATACTTCATTTTCTTTTGTAAACATCTGTAGATTACCATTGTTATCTTTTTTTAATGGTATATAACATATATTAGCATTTGAGTCATATGGATTTGTAGGATAGAATGGTGTAGGTTTATAGGAATCAGTATCATATGTATTGTATGATTTTGGCATATTATCGTTGATAATATCTAAACAAGGATTAATATAACCATCTTTTTTTTCATCAAAACCTACACGGAGAATAATTACTTTATATTGCAGTATATTTTCTGTGGATGAAGTGTTAGTACCATTTTCAAAGATGGTTTTTATAACATCTTCACCATTTTCAAGTTTTTTGGTTGTAATATAAAAATCAATGGTATTGTAGTAACTGGGTTTCCACTTGAAACTATATTCCCAAGATATTTTACTAGATTTAAGCTGTGTATTTTCTTTAGTTAAACCCACACCATATTCACAGGGTGTGAATATAAGGCCATCTGTTTCATATTCAAATCCATTATTTTTATCTAGATCAACTATTTGTTTGCATGCCATAAAAATAGATACAGAATCATTTGAAACATAGAATTTTTTAGGTGATATTCTAAGAGGGACACTTTTAGCTGTAATTCCTACTAATAATAGATCATTCAATATTTCATTAAGTAATTGTAATCTATAAAGTTTTTTATCATCATCATCATTATTAGTTTTAATAAATAAATTGGATCTAACATCTTTTTTGTTTATAAAATAAATATCGAAACATGCATATAAATTAATAAATTTTCCATTTTTATTATGTGATATATGTTCTCCATCTATAATAGTGTTAAAATATTTGTTATTTTCACTTTTACAACCAGTAAACTCAATATTCATATTAGTATTAATTAAGTATATCATTCCATCACTATGAATATAAAGAAGTTTTCTTAGTCCATCGGCTTTGTCTGTTACGCTATAATTGTTATTAATATTTGGTATATTATTGTTTTTAGTTAAAGGAATGATGTTTTGTTTTTGCAAGGTAAACGAGTTGGGTCCTATAAAAGTATTTGCTTTTAGATATGTGGATGTATTTTTAATTAAAGCTAAATATGATTTTCCAACTTCGTCTAATTGAACATAAGATACCGGGTAATTAGTTTGTTGTAACCCTGCAAGTATATATTTTATACATTTCATAATAGTAGTTTCTAATTTTTCGGTGGTGTAACCTTCAGTCTTAGTATTGTCAACCTCAATTTCAATTTCATATGCTTCCGGATTATTGAATAAATTAGCTTCTTGTACTGTATAGTTGGAAACTAGGTAATTTTTATTTTTTGTAGATGACTTAACTATACTACAATCTATATTAACAGGATAATCATTGTGTACGAAAGTAGTTCTATTGATATATCTAAAAACTTTTTTACTATCATTCCATGACTCGATAATGGATGTAGCCATTTTCGAGTCTTTATAAATATTATTTTCTATAGAATATGCAATTCTAAAATTATGTGTATTAATATTTTCCGGTAATAAAGAAGTATTATCAGTATTTTTTGCCATGCTTTTTTGTACAAAATTATAATCTTTATTGGATTCAGGTAATCTATTAGTTTTACAATACTGTTGAATTAACTCTTTACCTATTATCTCGGTTCTTATGTTAGATGTTTTGGTCCTTCCAGTATTTCTATCAATATATTCATTTGATATTCTAAGCATTGATTTACCCATTCTAGATGTAGTTTTGAATCCATGTGATAATAAGTTTTTACAAACATTGTCATAATCTATTCTAGATATTTTTTTATTGCCAAAAGTTCCAAAACGTATTTCTAGTTCAGGATCGCTACTTTCATTAGATTTAACATAAGGAACATCATTAATATATTTTTTAATGATATTATGAAAAGTTTGTTTTTCTTTTGACATATATAATAATAAAAAACATTATTATTTAATTAATTTCAATTATATATTTTATGAATTATATCTTGGTAAATAATATTTTTATTTTTATTTTTAACATCAATATCTAATTTTTTAGCCAAATCTCTAAGTTCATCAACTTTATAACCGCTAATTGCTTTTATAGGTTTGTCAATTTTATATGCCTCTATAGCAGTATAATTATAAGTTTCATTGCCCATATAAAGTTTGTATTTATCTTTATCCAATACTATTATATTGACAGGGTGGTCTTCAATATTACCAATAATTTTATAAAAAATATAATTTTCTATTATAATAAAATTAAGTTCATAATAAATAGAAAGTAATAATAGTGTTTTTTTTGTTATTTTATCATTGTTAACTAAATCATTTTCAATATCATTTAATTTAAGTTTATTTATTTTAATTATCTCCTTATTTTTTCTTGCTATTTCGACAAAGTTTATTTTAAAATTTTTTTCAATAGTGAAACATTTACTCTCGATAAAGTTTTTATTATAAACATTATAGAAACACCAAAACAATGTATCTTTTTGGTCGGGTAAATAAAAGTTTTTATTTTTAATTTCAACATCATTTTTAATATTAATAGTCTGTATTTTTTCACATATTTCAATATTTATGTCCTCTGTGTACATATAATCAAGTAATTCATTTACTAGATTATGTGCTCTTGAGTTCAGGCTCATTAATATTTTTAAAATAATAATCTTTAAGTTCTTCTTGCTTACTTTCAATATTTTTAAGTTTATCCTCTTGACTATTAGCATAAATTAAAAAATTTTTTAATTTAATTAAAGTAGGTGTATCTATTTTACTTAAATTAATGAATATTCCATTTTTGTTCTCATCAATCTGAATATTGTTGTTAAGTAATAATCTTCCAACCTCAATTTGATATGATTTTGAAAGTAATTCTATATTATCTTTTAATTCTTTAAGTTCTTCAATATCCATATCAGTATTATAATTTATTCTTTAAGTATTAATTTAGGTTTCCCAGAAGATTTTAAAGATTTTTTCTTAACAATTTTTTTAGTAGTTTCTAATTTAGGTTTATCTTCTTGTAACTTATCTTTGATTTCGGCAATAACAGATATATATTTATCATTAATTTCATATCTTTGACCTATTACCTTAATTATAATAATATCTTTTTCATTGACATTATTAAATTTTGATG